TTAACACCTGTACCTGTTTCAACTGCAAGTGTTGTAATAACCTGAGGTAAACTTTCTGGATAAACTTTTGCTACTGTAGATCCTTCAAATGTACAAGTAACATTAATACCTGCTATTGTAACAACGTTAGTTGCTGATAGTCCGTGGTTTGTTGTAGTTGTAAGAGTTGCAATACCTGTAGATTCGCTATAAGCAAATGTGCTTACTGCTAATACTGTATTGTCTGATTTAGTAACTGTACCACCGTTAACATATGACTGTGCATAACTGCTACGTCCAATATAAAATTGGAAAGCGTTTGCTGTTAAGTTTTGATCATCAACAACAAATGTTCCTTGCTTTGATGTATATGCTGAGTTAGATAATACATTGTTTACAACAAGGTCTCTTGCAAATTCAATTGCCAAATTTGTTTGTGCTATTTGATCCGCAGTACCTAATCCTGTACCAGAAGGTCCAACAGCATTTTGCTGACCAGCAAGATAACTTGAAGCCATTCTACGTGTTTCAATGTTGCCGCCTCTTGACAAGTCGTTAATCCATGCATCAACAATGTACCCTACATCACGTTTACATTTTGCACTACTGTAATCAAAGTTGTTCCATATACCTGAACCGCCAGCTGTTCCTACATTATGGTTAATCCAGTATGTAACTTCTTCTTGAATAAACTTTTTATTTTGTACTAGAATTGCTTCAGCATTTGGATTCTGTACACTTGTTGGAGTATATGCAAGAGTTGGAAATGTATCATTTACATAATCAACAACTGCTTTTTGAATAAATCTTTTGTTTTCTCTTAGGTAAGTTTGTGCATGATATGCCGCAGTATTTTGTGTTGTTGGTCCTACTCCTGTTACAAGAGCAATACCCTTACCGTTATCGTATGTGATAGTTTGTCTATAAGCACCTGGCTCAATCGGAGCACTTTCAATAACTTCTTCAGCTTTTTGCAAAGCCGCTTTTAGACTTCCGTATGCATAACCTAATCCGCGTCCTTCAAGTCCTACAGGAGTACGTGCTTGTGTATCGTCACCTTGTTTAGTTACAAAGATATCTTCTGTTGAACTGTAACTATTGTTGTCCACATATAATTTTGTTGCGGCTTGTTTATCTTTTATATCGCCTGTGTCAATACCTGATAAGTCACCTGGATGATCATGCAAGTATAAAGCACCTGTCATGTCATCGCCTTGGCGTCTTACTGCCGCACTTCTTGGAAGTGCTTCATCTGTTTTGTAGAAACCATAGTAGGCATCATCATATGCTGTATCTTTAACAATGTCTGTACCTGAAACTGATGTTTGTGTGCCAAGTGCAATATTAATTTTAACACGGGTAGTATCGTTATTGTTTTGTGCTTCAGCTTTAGTAGCATGTAAACTTAATTGATCTTCGTTAACCCATCTTACAAAATAATCTGTACTGTTTGTTAATCCGTTTGGTGCGGAACCTGTTGTTGAGTACTGCCATTTAGTTCCGTTAATACTCCAGTCAAAACCATGATTACTAATTACAACATTACCAGCTCTGTATTCTGCAATAGTTTTTGTATATTCGCTTGCGTTAGCAGGCTCTGTTCTAGCATATACAGGCTTTGTTGGTTCAAACGTTGTGTTTGGCGCATAGTATTGATCTTGAAACTTTTTATCTGTTACAATGTCGTTAACTGTAATCGCACTACCATGTGTAGTGTTAAATTCAGCTATAGCTTGTGGTGATGTAGCAATTTTACCAATAGCATAAACTTCGTTACCACTTACAGGTCCACCAAATATTGGACTTGTATCAGCGTTAATATTAGCACCTGTGTTTGTAATAGTAATATTACTTGTACTTGTATTATCAATACTAATACCTGTTCCTGCTGAAAGCGTTTTTGCAAGGAGTTCAGTACCTGTTGTATTACCAATTAATACGCCACCGGGTGTAATTCCTGTTGGTGTATCGTTAAGTGCGGTAAAACTAATTGTTCCACCTTGTCCAAATACAGCGTATAGTTCTGTGAAGTTCTCGTTTGCTTTACGGAACGCTTCACGTATACTATCACCTGTACCGTCGTTACCTTCTACACCTAAATAAATATCATTTTTTGCCATCTTTTAAAATCCTACGCTTTCACCGCAACCACAGCTACTTGTGCTTGCAGGGTTTCTAATATCAAAGTATGAACCGAATAGTTCTTTTTTGTAGTCTATAGTAGATCCTAGTAAGTACATAATGCTAGTACGGTCTATAATAAACTTGCCGTTTGGTAAGTCGATAACTTCATCGCCATCTTCTAAGCCGTCTGCCATTATCCAATCATACTTAAATCCTGCACATCCACCACCTTGTATTTGTAGCTTAATTGCTGGTTTGTCATTTTCTTTAAGTAATCTTGTCATCTTTTCTTTGGCTGAATCTGTTAAAAATACTGCGTCCATGTTACCTTCTCCTATTGTATTTATACAATGCTTTATAATCCGAATGTAAATAAATACATATATGTTCAAAAGAATTGAAAAAGAAATACGTTTTTATGTTCGTAAGAGTAAAACAGGAAAATCTCACACATACAAACGTACATGTAGTTATGCAATATTTCAATGTGACGAATGCAAAGAAGACTTTAAGAGAGAAAAGGGCAAAGTAGACCCGAAGCGTTTAGATAACTTCTATGTCCACGTTTGCCCTAACTGCGATCCTAAGCGTTTTGCTCAACGTAAAGGTGTTGAACAGCGTAAGATATTAAACTTACCTGCAGGATCTAATATAAGGATTGACGAGATTTAGTCTTCTTTTTTCCAAATCGTCCATGCACCGTATGCAATAGCCGCATATGCCGCTAGTTTTGCAAATGGTCCTGCAATAAGAACTACTAGTCCTAATGCAATAAGAGCCGCACCATCTATTGATGTACGCTCCTCAAGTCTTTGTTTAATCCATAATTTAATCATTTTATTTTCCTTTATTAACGTAAGGCCTGTTTAGCCTTTAAAGCGGCTCTTTTTTGTTCAGTTTGAATCGCTTGTCTTATTTTTCTACCCCATGGTAGCTTTACTGTGTCTATCATTTCTTTACCTTTTTTACTAATGTATTCAACACCAATAAACTGGTCTTTAAAATCGCCCTGTACAGATTTTACTGCTCTTGTTAGACTCAATTGTTCTGTTTCTTTTTCATCACCTTTTTCATTCCAAAAAAGGAACTTTCTCATTTTCGGCATAAGCCTCCGTTGTTACATATTTATTGTATTGACCTAGCAATTTAATGCTTGCTAAATTTTTCATCTTGCTCTCACACATAATATCTGCGTAGTCTAAAAACTGTAACGCCCAATCGTTAACTGTGTTATTAGGATAGTAATCACTATGGGCTCGTAATTTTGCTTTCTTGTATCCTGCTTCTAATAGTGCAGGCATATCTGGCATTGTATTGTGTGCAAACTCTGCAGGTAAGTGTTCTGTGCGACTGTATGAATAATGTATTGCAGGACGCACACCACGCCACGAATCTATTACGCGAGCAAATCTATCGTCGGTGGGCAGTATATACTCACCTTCGCGGCACCAGTGATGGTGTATGTCGAGCACCAATGCACATGTGTCGACAAGCTCGAGACTGTGTTCGATGCCCCACTTGTTTTCGTCGTTTTCGATCGTAATGCAATTTCTCGCCTCCGGAGAAAGTCTGTTGTTGACGGCATGTTTAATACCGGCTGGACCTTGCCTGCCTGATATATGGACGTTGCACTTGAAGTCTTGGAATGTGCGTCCATAGCCCATCCAGCGGATGACATCGGTGTGATATTCAAATTCTTCTATGCTCCTCTCTACAATTTCGGGGTTGTCGCTCGCAAGTACAGTAAATTGGCCTGGGTGCATCGATAGTCGGACATCGAGGGCCCTTGCTTGTTTGCCGACGTTGGCAAAGTTTTTCTCGCAGTACGCAACCACATCAGGCTTACGCCAATAATAACTCCACTCATGCTGGGTATAAACAGGAAGACAATCGCTACCCAATCTAACCATACGAAGATCATTTGGCAATCCTCCTACATAGGTAATAAGGTTCATATACGATTGTATATTGTGAACCATAATATCCCACAACCGTTCTTCAGCAACTTCACGTGTCTGCCTATTGAGCCACTGTACTGTTGTGCTACGAGTATTTAGCGGTCGTTGAATTTCTTCAAGTAGTTTCTTTTTCTGTGTCTGATCTGGGTGCATGTATTTACATGCAAAGCCTATACGTTTATACATATTGTTTTAATAATTCCCAAGTTTCGTTGTAGTCCTTTACATTATAACACTTTCCTAAGCTGTTGTCAAGTATTATTTTGGATAACGGATAATCATTGCCTAAAGGATCCATACGATCTCCAAAGAACACAAGTTCTTCATCATCAATAAATTTAATTACTTGGCTTTTGTCTGATCCTTTAGGACCAATATCAATACCAGTTTCTCCTCCTGCTTTTGCATCTAGTTCTGGAAAAGCTTCATTAAACATTTCTGTTATAGTATTACGCTCATTAAGTTTTGTATCATATTCAACATATAGTTTGCGTTCACCCATTGTAGCGTTACGTCCTACAATACTAAAGTTAACCATACCAGGCCGTTCTTCAATATGATTACCTGTACGTAAAACAAATTCGCTTTGTTCTAGTTTTTCATCTAACCAGTTTCTTGCTGTTACAGGCAATGTCCAATCATTAGTATGTATTTGTGCTCCGTAAAAATTTACATCGTTGCCGTTACAGTTAAAACTATATTTTGCACCAACAAACATATCTAGGCCAACTTGCTCAATTGTTTTATCTCTATCACTACCTGTTACAAAACAGTAGTTCTGAATATTTTCTTGAAACCACCATTTAAAGACATTGTTCATTTCTTTACGACTTGGTGTAAGTGTTCCGTCTACGTCAAATACAAACATCATTTCCAATTCTCCTTAACCCAGTCATCTTCGCACTGGTGTGGATGAGGTTCACCGTGAAATACTGCTACACATGTCTTTGGTAATACTTTGGGTACTTTCTTTTCTTTAAAGTTGCGTGGTTGATTATGTAGTTTAACTAAGTCGTTTCTATCTCTCATCTCCCACTTGTAACTTAAAATCCATTCGTCTGGCCAAAACACCCATTCTTGTCTGTTAGGTCCTACTTGATCATAAATCCAATCTTGGTCTCCATGGAATCTACGTATGTTCATTTCATGACTTTCCATAAAGTTGTCAAACACATAACCCATTGAGCTTGATTTTAATCTAAAAATACTACTATTCATTCTGTTCCAATCATGACGTAGTGAACGATTAAAGTCACGAATGATACAAAATTTATCAGGTTGATATGTAAACAAGTTATCAATGTTTGCATTAATAACAATGTCTAGATCCATGTACAGTAAAGTACCATCAAGAGGAAAATTCTTGTCAAAGAACATAGGCTTATACCACCAACCAGACACACCAATCTCCTTTAGTGTTATGGTCTTGATGTTAGCATCAATTCCACGCAAGTCGTCTGTAAAGCAAACAAATTCAAAGGGCACTGTTAGATGCCTTTTGCACATGTTATGAAGTTTATTGACATACTCTGATGAGTACTTACTGCCATGTTTCAAACAAACTACATAATTTTTAATATCTTGATTTTGATTATGTACTTCGATGGAAGAGCTAACCGTTGGCTCTTGCGGAGGTATTACGGCCTCAACCGAGGGATTCTTAGATCGTGCTTTTTCAGCTCTGCGTTCATCTTTTTCTTTACGCCTTGCCGCACGAACAATATTCCATTGTGCTTTAGTATATTGACTTTTATCAATCTTAGCCAATTGTTAGGCCTCGTATATTGCCGAGTTAGCACCGTGTTCTGCACACTCTGCACGTACACAATAACAACGGTTGTCTGTTATTCCACGTACAAGCATATCTGCGAAGTTCCAAGCATGTTCTGCAAACTTCTCTGCGCCTACACCGTCAAACTCTCTTACCTCACATAATCCTTTGTCTTGTAGATCATAGAAGTCTTGCTTGTGTGGATCGTTAAAGTCTACACATGTCTTATGATCAAAGCTATCTTCCAACCAGGCTTTTAGTTGTTTTAAGTTACCAAAGTCAACTGCCCAGTTCTTTTCATCTAGTTCTTTGCAACCAAATGTAAATTTAAATTGTAAACTGTATCCGTGTAATAGATGACAGTGTGAATGCTCTGCGTTAGGTTGACGGAACACCGCTGATAGTCCGATGTTGTGTCCGTATGTTTTTGTACTATAATAATTACTCATATGTATTCTCCTATATTAAACGGCGGAGTATTTAAAGAGGGTCGACGTAGTAAGTCCTCTGTTGTGTTATGTACTTATTATACTATAAGTTTGTCTGGATGTCAAGTGAAATATTAGCCAATTTCCACTCTTTTGGTAGTTGCCAATCGGGAGTATTATATATTCTAAATGATGTTTTTGGAAACCATTCAAATACTTTAGCTATTTGATGTACCCAATAACTGTGATCAACTGCATGTGAGTCAACACTACTATAGCCTTCTGTGCCTTTGTATATATTATTGACTTTGTTATTTGTACTATATAAGTCAAATCCTATTAGGTTTACTTTATTGTCTAGTGTTGCACCCAGTAATACTGCATACGGGCCACTACCCCAATGAAAAGGTTCGTCTATTCTTTGCGTACCTTCTTCGATTAGATCGGGCAATGCTAGTACACCTAGTTCTTTATTCCAACGCTGTCTAGTGTATATACTTTTGTGATGCGGGATTGCTTGTTTAACCATACGCTTATCACAGCATACTAAACGCTGTACGTAGTGATCTCTAAAGATAGCATTACAGCCTATCTTCTCTTGATATATCTTATCAATAGGAATGTCTTTACGGCTAGAGCCGTTTCCAATTACTAGCATGTAAGTATTTACTCTATGATGAGTGAGATGTTATCAAATATTTGGCTTTTGTGTTGTTTGAAAAGTAAGTATACGCAATCAAACTCACTGTATAGCTTTACTTCATATACACCCGGTGGCATGTCATCTGGTACAGGCATTGCCCATTGATGATCTACTATGCCTGTATCTGAGCCAAGATAATCATTTGATCTTATATATATTTTTCTAGCAAAGTCTAATTCAAATTTTTCACCAGTAGCGTTATCATATGCATCTGAGTATACTCCTGTTAGTGTACATTCATGTTTTCGACTGCCCTCTAGAATAAAGTCAATCTGTCCGTTGTTTACTGGATTGTTTGTTACTGCAATGCCTGCATTATTAAATACAAATGCATTAGTAAATCCTAAATATGTTATACCTAGTACAATAAGTGTAACCATACTTATTCCACTGATTATACTAGTGGCCGCTTTTATTATTATAAATTTTTTATGCTTCATCATTATTGTTCCTTAGATCCTCTAGATCCTTTGATACGTCTCTAAACTCTCGACGGACCTCGGCTAAGTTTTTGGATGCCCTATGAAGTGTTCTAACTAAGTGTTTTATAGTGTATATAGTCCAGAACCACCACGTTACTGCTGTTACAGCAAACAGTCCAAGACCCGCCCAAAATGCCTGTTGAAAGTCTACTATGCCTGTAAAGATTAATATTGAGCATACCACTAAGAATACTGTAGGGATAATTCTCGCAAAGAGATCCCAACGCTCAACTTGTTGTTCTATTTTGTCTTCTATTTTTTGTTTTTTGTTGTCCATTTATTTTGCCTCTATCGTTGCTATTCGAAGTGTAAAACAAGTTACACCACAAAGTATTTACTATCTTATTGTTAGAGATTAAATCGTTACTTAACCTGAAATTGCACCAAACGAACGCCACTCACCTGGAGTGCCAGTTCTAACACAAATCCAACCTAAATTGCCGCCTGGACTAGGTGCATCATGCCATACAATGTCACCTTGATTATAAAGACCAATAGTTGGAATACCGTTACCAACTTCCATCTTCTTACTTTGAAACTTAACGGGTCCGCTAGTTTCTAGAGATACGCCAATTGTTACTGATGAAACACCAATACCTACATTACCTTCAAACACTGTGTTCGAAGTGCCTTGTACTTTAAGTGTGCCGCCGCCATCGATAATAAGTCTAGATGACGTATCATCTCCTGCTATGGCATTGATTGATAGAAGTGCATTACCTAGACCGTTAAGTCCTTCTCTAATTGCAAGAACGTTATCTGCACTTATGTTTACTAATGCTGTCATGCTTCTATCTTCCCGAATTGTTTCCATATACCAGGTGCACCGCCTTCTATACATACCCAACCCATGTAACCACCTGCTACTGGTTTAGTATCGTATACAATATCACCTTGGTTATTGTTTCCTGTAATAGGCATTTCGTTGCCTACTGCTAGTCGTTTATCTGCAAACCTAATAGCACCTGCTACTTGTAGATCTACATCATCACCTGGGTATTGTACCTTAATACCTAACGTGCCTTTGACTTCAACTCCGCCTTGTTCTTTAATAACAATACGTTCTTTGTTGTCAGTAATCAAACTCATTTTACTTGTAGTATATGCACCTACTCTAACGTGATCAAACTCAGGATCAACTACAAACTCTGCTTCGTTACTTGCTACACTAAACTGTGCATTAGGTGCTTCAGCACCAATAGCAAAACGCATTGTTCCACCATCGTATGTAACAAAGTCATCAATGTTTATGTTGCCTGATACACGTAAATTGTTTAGTGTACCTACATGTTCTAGTTCACTGTGCTTTACAGTAACACCTAGTTTATCTGCACTTAGTACAGGAATGTTATCTATTTCAATTACAGCATTTCTATGCAAATCAATTGTATTACTGATGTAGAACCTATCTCCACGCCATACGATTTGCTTAGTTGCTTCGCCTTCTTGTCTCCATTGCATACCCATCATGTCAATGGTTCCGCCTTGAGCAGTAAAGTCGATATTTTGTGTAACCTTTTGTGTTGAACTCATTTCTTCAACATGTAATTTACCAGCAGTAAGAGTACCATGTACAGTTAATGCACCACTTACATCAATATCACCAATTAGGTTATCTACATCCATATTACCTACAGTAATCATATCATCTTCTACAAGCAAACTAGTTCTAGTTGCTTTGTCGTTGATTCCTGTACTTTTAAGTAATGTGATTTTGCCTCCATGAATTGCGTTTCCGCTAATACTGTTTACAGTTGCGGCTGGCATTTCTGCGGCTTGTGTGTTTGCTATAGTCTCTACAGTCGTTGCTAGACGTGCGAGACCTTGTCTTATATTATCTATCTGGCTCATACAAGTATTTATCAACTTACCTTGAGAAGTATAGTATCCGTATTAATCCTACCATTAAGTTTAATGTCTACAGCATTGATGTCTTCTATAAATGTACGTAATTTAACTTTGCCTGCATCTTTAAACTCTTTAAGTTTTTCATCAGGCTTACGTAGTGTCTTTTGTACACTTTCTACTTCGTTAAATCCTATAATAGTTGTACCTTTGACACTAAGTCCACTACCTTCACGTTGCATACCTTGTGGATCTATGTTCTTAGCAACATACTTACCAATCTTCCGTGTCTTAATATTAAACACCCAAAGTTCGTTAGCATATATGATATCTATAGGATTAATACTTGCAAGACTATTCTTATTATCTACTTTCAAAAACTTTAGCTTTTCAACTAGCTTGTCAGCACTCTTAGGCTTACGTTTTCTAGTCTTACGTGTTGCTTTACTTGTATCAACTACTAGTTGGCAAGACATTTGTATATTGTTTAGTGCTTCGAGTATTTTCTTTACATCATCTTTACTAAGATGTGCATATGCTTCTTTAAGTTGTTCTAACATGTCTTGTGCATGTTCGTCCATCTTAGCAATCTTTGCTTTACTAGGCAAATTTAACAGTTCTGTATACTCTTTTATTTCACCGTCGTAGTAACTAGCAATCTTACGTGCATGAGCTTGTGTCACACTATGATTTTGGAAGTGCTGGCTAAAGTTAAACCCTTTAGGGTCAAATGACTTTGGGTCTGTTATCCACCCATCTAGCCATTCTTCTATTGCTTCTGATTGTAAGTTAACTTGTTCACGAATACGTTCTTGTATTGTAGGTTGATGTACTTTTGCTTTTTCTGCTTCATCTTGTTTCTTCTGCGTAACTATATAAGCACCTTGATCTATTGCTTCATTAACACGTTTTTTAAGAAAATCTGTTGCAGGAGCCATTGTACCCATTGTGCCTGCTAGGCTCTGCCAAAACTCGTCATGCTTTTTATTATAATCAGGCATGCCGTTCATTAGTAGTTTAGCAGTAATTCCACCAGTGATGCTTAGTGCATGTGTTGGTGCGGCTTTTACTTGCTGTACTTGTTCTTTAGTATAACCATTCTGTGTCATCCAAGCCTCTACAGCTGGATATAAATCTGCTGGTTTATAATTTTCATAATACCATGCACGGGCATGTTGGTTAGCTCTATGGTATTGTTCACCAGTCCATTCTTCCCAACCTTCCCAACTAGGTTCAGTAAGTTTATTACCACGTTTTAAACGTGGTGCACCACGAGGAGCCTTCTTTTTTGTTGCTCTACCTGTGATTTTATTTACTCTAGCCATGTGTCACTCCTCTAATGTGTATAAACAGTATATAGCCAACTTGTAATAAAGTCAAGCATTATTGGAAATTTTTCTTTTGATGAAATGCTCTTTTATACATATTGTGTAGAAATAAATTCATTTTACTTCTCGTTGTCGGAGCCTCATAGCTAAGTGTATGCTTCCAACTTTCTCTTTTAAAAGGTATTACTTGCACCAACGGTTCGCCTGGCTTTAATAATTTTACAGGATCAGTTAGGTAACAAGGAAAGTTAAGGTTGTTTAAATCAAATTCATCAGTATCAATAATTGCAGGCATTATTACAAACTCTTGGTCAAAGTGCCAAAACGGTTGTACAAACAAACAACTATAACCCGGAGGAGTTCTAATCGTCCAAGGTACAGATACTTTAATATAAGATTTCTTTTTGCCTTGTATGTGTACAGGACATTGTTGATGTTGATGAAATGCTGATGGAGAAGTAAACTTGTTTTGCAATTCCATAAATTCTCCAATACGTTCAACCGGAAACACTCTTTCAAGTTCTTCTTCTCCTGTTGACTGATTGGTTTGTGCAATAATCTCTTGCTCAAATACATTTGGTATAATATAACCTGCAGTGACCATATCTCTCACAGGCCAACAGCCTGCAATAGTCGGAACACCGTTATTGTTATTTGCTTTAAGTCCACTGTACCAATCAGGTAAACAGTCCTTAGCTGGTACAATAGGAAAATTTGTTAAGACACTTTTGTCCCCACAAATAAATTCAATATTATTCATGCTCTCCTCTTTATATCTTCTCACCAGCTTGAAATCCACGGAATGTTTTGAATCGTGGAAAGCGTAAACTGTATGTTTCACTGTCTTGTGATTGTGTTCGAGCATCTGCTCTTATTTCAATTAGCTGACCAATGAGACTAGCACGTTCAGTCCAGTACTCATCACGTTGAGCGTCAGTGAAACCACTCCCACAGTTAAGGCGATAATTGTATCCATCGTCTTCTCCTTCTACTATTACAGCACCTAGTCTTCCTTCGTTACGTCCTGTGCCTTCTTCAACGTCAACGACGGTTAATGTAATTTCGATAAACGGTTTTGCCTTTAACCAAGCATGTGTACGTTTGCATTCGTAGGGTGCATCAACGTCTTTAATCATTACGCCTTCGTAGCCACCGTCTACAGCCGTCTTATTAAGCTCTACAAAGCGTTTGTTACCTTCTGTAGTACTAAGGTCAACATCTTCCCATTCACACGCTTGTACGTGCTTTAAGAGGTCTTCGTTCTCTAGTACCCAATACTTAACGTAGTTACTACGGTCTGTTTGCTTTTTATCCCAACTACCTTTAAGGAAGTCTTCTAATGGAATAAAGTCAAACAAGTGTAGCACACTATCAGTTGCGGCTTTACCATCTTTACGATGTACTTGCTTCATAAGGTCTTGAAAGTCTTTGCTCATTACTTCGCCGTCTAGTACACAATCATATGGTGCAGGCTTTACTGCAAGTACTGATTCAATCTCTGCAATAATGTGTGGAAAGTTATGAAACTGTTTTCCGTTACGACTAAACAATTCTACTTTGCCTGAACGGCATATTGCTAGTACACGTACACCATCTAGTTTAACTTCAATTTGCTTTACACCTACCATTTTCTTTTCATGGTTAGCTGAGTCATGTGCTAATGCACAAGTAAATGTTGGAATCGTATACTGTGGAAATTTCTTAGCAATTTTGTTTACAGTCTTTTCACTACAACCACAACGTAGGTCTTTAATTAAAATACGTCTGTAAAACCCATTCCATTGTTCTGCTGTTGCTATATTCATTTGTAGGATAATTGCATCACGTGCCGCATGTCCTGTTAGCTCTCTTGCAATTAGTTTGTCTGCAAGCTCTTTAAAGTTTTCCCAACTTAAACCTTGTGCTGACAATACTTCGTTTTCTGCTTTCTCAGGAACTTGTTTAACACCAAATGTAACTAATGGATCAAGTGCCATCTTAACACCTTCAAAGAACTCGTCTAGTCCTTCTTCCATTGCTTCTAGTATTATTGCTTCTTTAGCAAGACGACTGTTGTCTGCTTCTAAACGTTCGATAATTGCCTGTGGTTGTGTACGCATGTGTGCCTCTCAATATTTAATTATGTTACTATAATAGCATCAGTATATACAAATGTCAACCACTTTTGGTAAAAAATTGGTCGGAGTACGAGGATTTGAACCTCGGATTTCTTGCTCCCAAAGCAAGCGACTTACCAGACTAGCCTATACTCCGTAATTGGCAAGGGTGTACGGATTCGAACCGCAACTTTAGGATTTGGAATCCCACGTGCTACCATTAACACTACACCCCTATAAACTTCAAAAAAAAAGCCCCTAACTGAATTAACTGCTAGGGGCTTATCTAAAATAACTTTTTAAAAAGTCACGTCAAGACATACCCCCAGTTGGTGGCCAACGATTAATATTTGTTGTGTTAGACTTGAACATGTTTTAAATTCCTTGTATTACTTTTTAGTATGTTTATACTATACTACATTTATTTATCGATGTCAACCTTTTATTTAATAAAAAGTTAATCTTTTTTATGTGGCGCTGTTTAATGATTCGTAGAAAGCACCAAAGCGTATAATTATCCATTACACTCTCCTCGTTAAAGGGTTAAGGGCGTTCCTTCGCTTATGCTACTCCCGGGCTGTATGCCTGAACGTAATAATATTTAGTCAATATTTACTTCTTAAGAGTAAAAGATTCGCCACAGCCGCAAGTTGCGTCTTCCCAAGGATTTTTAAACTGAAACCCTTCGTTAAGTCCTTCTTTGACATAATCTAGATGAGTCCCATCTATCATTACTAGCGACTTGTTATCAACGATAATCTTTATACCATTAGAATTAAACACAGTGTCATCGTCATTAACATCGTCAACAAACTCTAACACATACGCATATCCCGAGCACCCAGTAGTTCTTATCTTAACTCTAAGTCCTAGACCTTTACCTCGATTTTCTAAAAAGCCAGTTACACGTTTTGCACCAACCTCAGTAATTGTTATCACCTAGATTTATAATCTGCAATAGCGGCTTTGATAGCATCTTCTGCTAGTACTGAACAGTGTATCTTCACAGGAGGTAGAGCAAGTTCGGTTGCAAGGTCTGTGTTCTTTATTTCGCCTGCGCCTTCTAATGTCATTCCTTTAACCCATTCAGTAAGTAGGCTACTGCTTGCAATAGCACTACCACATCCGTATGTTTTAAACTTAGCATCAGTAATTATGTTATCTTTTACTTTAATTTGTAATCGCATAACATCGCCACATGCTGGTGCTCCTACCATCCCTGTTCCAATGCCTTCTTCACCAGAATCCCACTTGCCAACATTACGAGGATTTTCGTAATGGTCCATCACCTTATCTGAATATGCCATGATTGTAGTCTCGAGTTATATTACACTTATTTATTCGTACTAACTTCTCTGGTCATCATGTATGACCACCTTTTCAAACTTGCGATAGCTTTTAGACCATTGCTTCATAGGCCTTGAAAAGATTATTTCTTCAGTAGTACCGTTCTTAATATAACCTACACACCAGTTGTTATCGTCAACAATATATGTATGATTTTGAACAGGAGTGTCCCAAGATGTTACTTCTTTAAGGTATTGCATAATAACTCCTAAAATAGTTTTTGGATTATTCTTCGTCATCATTGTCCCATAAACGTGCGATACGCATCTCGTTTGTTAGGTGTGCTAGTTTAGTCATGCTACCTGGTCCGTCCCATATCTCGTTCATCAGTTCGTTTATTTCATCTAGTTCGACTGCTTCGATATGATCTTTCTTCCAACTGTTTGCAGTCTTAAAACATTTCTTATGAAAGTGTTCTAACAAGAACTCTACAATCCCTTGTGGAATTCGACTGTGTTCGCTAAATGCAAATGTACCATTAAATCCGTTTATAGTTTGCGGATCGTCTATAGGTTGCTTTGCCCAAAACTTATTACGATGCTCTGCTTCTGGAATTAAAAAGTTATGTAAAATATTCATAGTATGTGCCTTAGTTATGTAGTGAGTAACTATTATACTACAAAACTTCTCACTTGTCAACCATATTGTTAGGTATTAGTCGTGATACCCGTCATCTTCTTCAACGATAACTGACTTAGGTTTCTCAACTTGATAATAAGTAATCATCTCTTCTTCTAAATCTTCTTTATTAAACTCGCCTGCTTCGAGCCTTCTTAATGCATCTGCTTGACTGCTTGCTTGCTTTGATCTAATTAGATGAGTACATACTCCAACTAAGTTAGTTCTATTGATGCCAGTAGCATCCATTGCTTCTTCAATGAAGATTCTTCCCATTCATATTACCTTTCTAAGATATTAGTTAGTAGTAGGGGTTATTAAAATTTGGATCATCCATACCTTCAACGGAATTTACTTCGGGTACATAGTGTTTAAGCATATTTTCTACACCTAGTTTTAGTGTTATACTACTACTAGCACAACCACTACAACTACCTTGGAGTAAAACTGAAACTCTACCTGACTCCATGTCAAAATCTTCTAGTTTGATATAGCCACCGTGTTGTTCAACTGCTGGCTGTACATATTGATTTATAACATGATCTATGTTTTTTACTATTTCTTCTTTTGTACGATCTTCCATACTGTATTTATTAATTGGTGCCGGCACCAAGATTCGAACTCGGGACCTATGGTTTACAAAACCATTGCTCTACCAACTGAGCTATGCCGGCGTATGGCGGAAGATGTAGGATTCGAACCCACGGTAGAGTTACCCCTACGACGGTTTAGTAAACCGCTCCTTTAAACCACTCAGGCAATCTTCCTATTTGTTTAACTCTTCTATTCTGTGTTCTAACCAACTAATTGCAGTATGAATATGTCCAGTGTCATGTTCTTGCAGTTGACTCTTTGCATATTCAATTTCCGATTGCAAGATATTTATTCGAACAAGATTTCCTGAGAAATCTTTTTGAGTTCCTGATTTCTTAAAGTTAAGAATGCCATTACTTGCTGTAACTTCAATAGTGTCACCAACACTCCATCCTGCTTGTTCTAATACATCAGGAGGAAAGTTTACATTAACGTTATCAGGGTCACCTGGAATGTCTTCAAATACGTCTTCATACTTGAACGTCTTCGACTTTAGTAATTCTGTCATATTTAAAACTTCTCCAACCTTTTGCATTTATATCCCAAACAGTTACATTACCTTCTTTAGGTGCTTTATCTGTTTTAGGTTTATGTTCTTCTGGTATTACATCAAACGACTTTGTACAAGTCATAATACGTTCGTCACCATCAAGTTTATTAAAAGTAACTACTAATGTTTCTTTTCGAAGTTGCTCTAATAATATTTCTTGAGTAGGAATACCTTTTAATTCTGCTACTGTTTTTGTTACAGTTGTTTCCACCATATCTTCTGCTCCTTTGCTTGTTTCCATGTGTCGGCAAATTGTTCTCTAACAGCTTTACGTACTTGTACTTGATTAATATCATGCCCAAGCATATATCCGCCTTTTTTAATTTTAGGATACCAACATTGAATGTCTGCTTTTACATCTTGGTATTCGTGTCCGGCATCAATAAAAATAAAATCAAGTTCGCCTTCATTAAAAAATCTGTGTGCATACGTTGTAAAGTGTCTATGAAAGAACGCTCGACCTTTGTAGTCTTTAGCCCACTCTTGCAAGTCATTTAAAAACTCACTGTTTACACTGTCAGGTTGAAACTGTAGGTCTTCACTTGGTGTTTCATCCCATCTTACATGTTTTTCAGACCAAATATCTACACCATGTAATACAAGGTTAGGTTTGTTCTCAACTAGATACTTAAAGTTATAACCTTTTTGTACACCTAGTTCGGCTCCACGTGTAAGATCGTGTTTATTTAAAAAATTGACCAACCACTGTTCTTTGGGTAGTCCATTTTTCATGATACTTGCACCGCAATATAAAGACATAATGCTATGATAACTAATTTACCATAGTCTAAATCAAAATCGGTTCCTTCGCCAAACCTTTTTCTAAATTCACTTAGTTTCATTTACAACTCCTCTGCTATACCTAATATTTCAGCAACAAGTAAGCCTACGGCTAACCACTCCCAACTACCTGTAGCTAGAGCAACTATACATCCTGCAATACGTGTTGCACTTTTAACAAGACTAATATAAAAATGTTTCTTTGAAACGTCTAATGGTTCAGCCATTATCATGCTCCCTAACTTTAATTAAAATATACATTACTAAAATAGTAAATGGAATACCTATAAAAAATAGTCCTAACATTATACTTTTTCTACAATTTTATCAATTAGCCCATAATCAAGAGCTTCTTGTGCAGACATAAAAGTATCTCTATCCATGTCTTTAGTAAAGTCATCAAACGTTTTACCTTTACTGTTATGCTTAACATAAAGTTCAGTTAACATTTTTTTATAATGCATAATTTCGTTGTACGAAATTTCAATATCACTTGCCATACCACGAGCACCGCCACTTGGCTGATGTATCATGTGTCTTGCATGTGGCAACATCATTCGATGTCCTGCTTCGCCTGCTTGTGCTAAGAACGAACCCATTGAACATGCTTGTCCCATTACAATAGTATGTACAGGTGACTTAATAAATTGCATTGTATCATAAACACTTAGTCCGTCACTAATAACACCACCCGGGCTATTAATATAAAAACTAATAGGCTTACCTGGTGATTGTGATTCTAAGAATAATAACTGTGATACAACTAAACTACATGAAACTGAATTAACATCAGTATCAAGCATAATAATTCTATCCTTTAGTAGTCTACTATAAATGTCGTAACTACGTTCGCCTCTTGATTCCTTTTCAATAACTACTGGTACTAGATTAGGCATCCATTTTCTCCTGTCTTACTAGCGGAGAAATACTTTGACTATCATGGTAGTCACCGCCTGATGAAAATTGTCTTGTTGTTACTTCCTTACGTAACATACCATCTTTAACACGATATGTAATAAGTTCTTGTTTCACTACACCTGTGGTATCGTTTTCAAACGCACTTACAAATGGTCCATCTGGTTGCTTGCTCATTATCTTCCTTCCTTTACTTTATATGATCTAGGTCCTGGCGTAGTAAATTCAAAACCAAATGCATTACCTACGTAGACCCTTCCATTATATTTCATATGTATTTTGTTAGTTGCCATAAACACATTCATTGACTCTTTTTCTCTAAAGTTATCAATTTCTGCTTCTGCAACTTTATCATTGTTTGTACATGTTATTGTACACTTGTCGTCAAATACTTCCATGTTTATACCTTATAAAGTTTAACGTAGTTAAGTCTAGTTTCGTTTGCACTAAACAATTTATTTTGTGTTTGTATCTTTACCTTTGCTTTAATACGTTTCATGTCGCCTACGTTGTATTCAAACTTGTTCATAAAACTTACTAAGTCACCGTCCATAACTGCTGTGTAGTTATAGCTATCCCATTGTGTACTGAAACGCTTGTCAAGGATCTTAACAACACCTTCAACTACATCTTTTTCTTTACCTAAGTATTGTGAGTTTCTATACTCTATACGAATTTCTTTTTTAAGTCCGCTCTCATGTTGATCACGTTTTACAAATTCTGGAATAAAAGCGACACGACCTAAGTTGTTTTTTATCACAGTGTCTTGTGATACAGATTGGATCATGTCTTTTTTAAAATCATCAAGTTCACCTAGTCCAAGTAATACGTAACGCTTCATCCACTTATGTATTTCTGCTACTTCAGCATAGTCGTCTGCTGTTGGAGTAGGGCGTATAAAGTCCATAGGTAGCATACCTGGACGTTGTTCAAAAGCAAACTTTACAATTTCTTTGTTGCTAAACTGTGTTTTGTTATCAGGTTCCGAAAAGCGTCTAGTGTCTTTTATATAAGCACCGTTAATACGTTGTGCCGCAACGGCCATAGCAAGTGCTTCTTGTGTAGGAACTGTTTTCAATGCAAGTGAATCCTTACTTAGATATCCGTTTTTAATTTTAACATCGCTAATCATTGTGTGTGCCTATTATTTAATTGTTACAAGTATTATAGCACCTTAAGTTTGAGTTGTCAACCTATAAAATGTCGTCTGCTATACCTAAATCAACCAATTGTTTGGCTGTGTAGTATTGATCGGAAGGGTTCTTAATAAATTTAGTATTAACTTCTGGTACAGTCATACCTGTTGCTTCACGTAGTATTTGCATACATCTCATTTCACAGTTTTTGTTTTCTTTCATCTGTGCTTTCATATCATGCATCTTAGCGTCCATGTTATCACTGTGTTGATGATTCATGATGCCGGCGTTCTTACCAATCCAACGATATCCTTTTGTGCCACTTGCAAAGATCATAAACCCTGCACTCATAACAGCACCAATACCTACTGTGCTTATGTTGTGGTAACTATTCTTCATAACATCAATAAGGGCAAACATCTCGTATAGATCCCCGCCTGTAGTATTAACATAAAGTTCAAGTGTTCGTTTAGGTTTTTTTATTAGGTTAGCACTAATAATCCATTTAATGGCTTCACCTATATTTTCGTTAGTAATCTCTCCGCTTAGATAGTGTATGTCGTTATCAAGTAACGATCTATCTACTGCATCTGAGCTGTTCCAACTATCGTATTTAGGCATAATTTATTATATACCTATTTATTACAGATTTGTCCATTTATACTTTCCTAACTTATTTTCCTCACAATACCTTACAAATAACCCTACTTCTCGCCCATGTGCTTCAATTTCCCAGGGCAAATCCCAATAACTTACTTTTTTAGGATTAACAGTTTTGCCTAACCAAGCCTCTTTGCTTGGGTGCAACTCACGTCTTGCATATTGTTTAACATGTACCATTTCGTGTGCTACAGTTTCAAGTAACTGACGTAACGGTTGTGTTTGATCAATTTCTAATTCAAAGGTTCTTTTATCTTCTAATTCTAAACAATAACCTAATGCACCTTTAGGCTTACACAAACGGACAGTAATATCCAAATTATATAAACGTGGCATTAGTTTATTAGCACAGAATTCAACCATGCCTTGGGTATGTTTCTTTTGAGATTTTGAACCGCCGATAACTTCTAAAAACATAATCACTCCTAACTAATACATACAATTATACACAATTTTGTACGATTAGTCAAGTGTTTTGGTTATAAAGTATACTCAAAATTCTGACAAGAATCGTGTTTTGAAATTAGTTCGGCGCCGTTTCGTAAGTGAAAACGTTCTGCCATTGTAGTTAATGGGCTTAAAGTTACGAATTTTTTAGCTCTTTCACTTTCAACAAGGTGTTTTGCAACATCAAATACTACTTGTCGGCCTGCTCCCTTTGCGTAGCTCCAAACGGTATAAAATACTGCAATATGTCCTTGTTGACCGTCTTGGCATGCGGCCTGACTAAACAGCTCAAGTTCGTATTCATTTTTAGGAACTTCATTTGTGTATGCTACACATATAATTGCTTTGATATCATCAGAGGGAAAATGCTGTTCTGCATACTTGTCTTCGTATAGTGCATAGACTTCTCTATTAGAACTAGTTCTAAAATCGGTTGTCAAATGCGGTCTAACAGGATCGTCCTTTATAATACTTTCTACTACTTCTTTACCAATATTCGTTATCATACTTTCCTCTTTTTAATGGTAGTGCTTTACTATATTTAAGTGCAAACAATGTTGATTCTTTGTTATTTGGAATATCAACATAGATGTCACATCTACAATATAAATCCTCAGGTAACGATTGTGATTTTGATCTTATTAATACTAACTTATAGCCTTGTTTTACAATGTACTTTGAAAGTTCATCTCCTAACTCTCGACGCACCCATAAGGTTTCCATTCTCTTGTGTGCATGTGACCATTTGTATTCACATTGAGTTAGAAAAAATCTCATCAATTATGTCGATTCTCGTATGCTTCTTCAAAGCCTTCTTCGGCATAAACAGCTCTTTCATTATTAGTCCAAAGTCTATTAAAGTATCCTTTTGCTGATGCAAGAATAGTTTCTTCAGTTGTGTTAAAGTGTCCTTTTGTTAACCAAAACAATCGGTATGCTTGTTTGTGTTGTTCGTCAGTCATAAGTTTTTACCACCATCCTAGCACTCTGCCATTACCTGCGATTATCATTAGACAAGTCACTATATGTAATACAAACCACGGCGTTCTAATAATCAAATGTATATGGTCATCTTTCTTATTGTCATTGTATGCACTACTACCCATAGCCTTGCACCAATATTTCCATATACTTTTAATCATCGTCACACCGTTGTCTGCTCATTATATATTGCCTTTTAGGTACTCGATACAATTCAACGGTGTTGACTGCTCATACGGATCTTCATCTAACCCGTCATTGTTAATACCTGGCTCTTGCCACCACTGCTCTACTACGCCGTCATTAATAACACACATAAAGCGCCAGCTACGTAGACCAAATCCTAAATGGTTCTTACCAATAAGCATGCCTAAGAAACGGGTCATGTTACCGCTTCCATCTGGAATGCATTTTACGTTTTGAATATCCATAGACTTTGACCAGGCATTCATTACAAATGCATCATTAACGCTCATACAGTATACTTCGTCAATATCAAAATTACGAATTTTATCGTAGTTTTCTTCAAAGCCCGGTAGCTGATATTCACTGCAAGTAGGCGTAAACGCACCTGGCAAGCTAAACAATACTACACGTTTACCTTTAAAGTAATCGTCGGTAGTAGTGTCCTGCCAACGATATGGATTGTCACCGTTGACTTCTTCTTCGTCACGGATTCTTGTTTTAAATGTCACTTTAGGTAATCTAAAACCTTCAATCATATTAATTATCTCCTGAGTTAATAGTATGATATACTATACAAATATTTATAAAATGTGTGTTTGTTGCACTACTAAACCGGCTAAATAATAGTAGGGTCAACGAAGTATAGAGGGCAAAGTAAATATGGATTTTTTAACATTAGCAAAAGATTTGGGGTTTCCAATAGCCGGAGCACTGGGTGCAGGGGCCTTTGTTTTCCTAACACTAAAATTTATACTAGCTGGAGTTACTGATTCAGTAACTACACTCAAAAATATTATTGGATCTCTTGACAATCGTGTTCAAACTATGAACAACGACTTAGTTAAGATTGATGCATTAATGAGCCACGCACTACATATTAAACCAAACGTAGACAGAATTGCCGCTAACGAAGGCAAGGACGATGCAAGACGCGATTAAAGGAGAGACTAAAATGATGTGGGTAGATTATACAATTAATAGCTTACCAGGTAAAGGCTTTAAAGTCGAAGGTGACACTCCAACTGAAGTAATGGACGCAGGATTATATAAGCCCGGCGATGTGTTTATTGTTAATGAAGATGGTTGGCTAGTTAAGTCAGATGAACTATCAGAAATGGTAATTAAACACGGATCAAAGAAAGAGGAACTAGCTTAGTATATGGAAGCAGACTTAACTAACACAATTAAAGACCTAGGATTTCCAGTAGTTGCCGCATTAGGTATGGGGTATTTTATATACTTTATATGGAAGTGGGTAACTGAAACTATTGATCCTGTTATAGGTGCTACTATGGGTACACTAATTAAACTAGTTGATCGTGTACGCATGTTAGACAATGATATCATTCGCTTAAACACAAAGTTAAGCATGGTATTAGAAAACGAAGCTAAATTAGATAAAGCACGTAGAGCTGAACTAGAAGATATAGTTGCAAAGTATTCAGACACAACTAACAACCCTTTTAATAGTACGGGTAAAAAAGATTGATCGACGACAGCCAATGTAGTACATGTGGACATAAGTGCCATAGAGACGAAGACTGCGAAGAGTGTGCAAATGACGTCTGTTTTAAATGCAACTGCAAAGACTGTAGAGATGTTCCAAAGTCAGCTTCAAGGTATGAACACGGATAGTTTTCAGCCTGCTGGCGAAGCACGTATAATCAAAGCAGATGATATATACGAATGTCTAGCTTGCGGTAAACAGTATACCGCTGAAGCTATGTATGATCATGAAAATGTGTGTGATAAGATTGAAGAATACCTAAAAGCTAAAGCTACTTCGAAGTCGCAATAAACACGCCATTCCAATCCTTAGGCAAGTCTTGTGTTAGCATATACTCACAGCGTTCAATCCACATGTCGTAATAGCCTTCTAGTTTGCCTTCAAACTGCGGCTTTAACTTATCGCACTCTTTAATTGCTTCACTAAACTTCTGTTGCTGATATAGTGTATGCATTCCATCGTGTCTGCGTTTGCTTGCTTCGTAATGCTTCTTAACATCATCTAATACTGTGTATATAGCAACACCAACTGTTTTACCTTTAACAGCTAAGTCGTCTACTTTAAGGAACATAAAGTCATCTTTACATTGTTCAACTGTAGCTCCTCCTACTAAGAGGACGCAACCGTATTCTTTACACTTGCTTTCAATTCTTGCGGCTGTACTAACGGCGTCCCCGAGTACATCGTACGAATGTCTTGCGGTGCTACCCATTTCTCCAATATAGCCAAGGCCGGTATTGATTCCTGCCCCCATTCCAACTGGTGGTCTTCCTTCTGGTTTAATAACTTCGTCATTGAACTTCTCCACTGCTTTAAGCATGTCTAAGCCGCACTGTACTGCTGTCTTAGCGTGATTTACATCGTCTATGGGTGCATTGTGTATGTGCATACTTGCGTCCCCAATGTATTTAATAATCATTCCGTCACTGTCGAGTACAGGTTGCGTAATGCTGTCCATATACCCATTCATAATCTTAGTCAATCCTTTAACGTCATCACCGAAGCTTTCGCCCAAAGGAGTAAAGCCACGCAAGTCTGAGAATACAATTGAGACTTCTTTCTTCTGACCGTCTTTGATAAGTGCTGGATTCTCTTGTAACAGTTTAACTACAGTAGGACTAGCATAGCCCCCAAACTGTTTCTTAATTGCTTGTTTCTGTGTATACTCACTTACAAATCTATTAAAAATTGCATGTAAGCCTACTACAAATATTGTTACCATAGGCATTGTACCATCTAACAAGTACAAATAGTTTACCCATGCATAGTGTACGCCATAAGTGAGTCCTCCCACAAACACAACTAATAATCCTCCAGCTAACCAGTAAGGGGCAAACCTTCCAACGCACACTAAAGCTATGCCTAGTAGTCCGGTTGTGATAAGCTCTGCTAAGAATGCCCAATAGGGACGCTCGATTTGATCGCCATCTATCACAGTTTGAAGTGTTACTGCGGCTGGTATATAGTTGTGTTGTGGTCCAGTCGGACTAGCGATTAAACCACCTATGCCTTCTGCGGTTACTCCTATAATAACAGTCTTACCTTCAAATAATCTATAATCATCTGAAGCCGCACTAATAGTTTCGAATTCTTTATTCCAACGTAACCATATCTGTGCATTAGGATCTGTTTTTATAATTGGGTAACCAGGAACTCGTACTGCTTCAATTCCACCGCCAGCTTCCTTAACTTGGTAACTAGGGTTTCCTGTTGCAACACGAATAACTTCAATTGCTAAAGCGGGATACGTATCTTCGCCGACACGCATCAGGAGAGGTACTCGTCTTACTACACCGTCGATTTCTGGATTCGTGTTCAACACGCCCACACCGTCGGCATTATCTCCTAGCAATTGGATTGGTCCTAACATACCTGGCCATTCAAACATATATGGCACAGGCTCGCCAATTTTCGCAATGCCTCTTGGGACCGCATTACGATTGGCTTGGGTACTTCCTACTTGTGCTATTACAACACCGTTACCCGCAAGTGCTTTGGCTAATTCAATATCACCACCTAATCTATCTGTTTCTGACATGATAACAGGGATTACGATGATACCAGCACCTGCTTCGCGAAGTTTCCAGATTATATCTGCAATTATATCACGCTTCCAAGGCCACTGACCGTACTTTTCAATGGCGGCTTCGTCAATGGTTACGATGCCAACATCTTGGGATAATGTTGCCTTATCAGTTTGCTGAAGTAAGTCGAATTGCTTAAGGCGAGCTGTTTGCACCAGGGAACCATCACCGTAGTGTAAACCTATCATGATAAAAGCCGTAATAAAAACCACGGCCCAATGTGTGATATACTTCGTCATACTGTATTTATGTTAGTATTGAACAACACTAACTGCACATCCGCCTACTGTGACACAACTGCCAGTTAGACTATAAGTTTGTGCTGTGTTTGAGTTTTGTGTAGTTGACAAATTGTATGCACCACCAGAGTTAGTTAGATCAACAGAGAAGTTATGTGCATAGGCGCCGCCACGTTGTACACCAGTTACTGTATGATCATCTCCTGTTACATTAATGTCTGCAAAGTGATTTGAACTATTTCTTTGTTCAAGTGTAACTGTATTGTCATCGCCTGTTATTTCAATGAAGCCTTGTTTTTTCTTATCTGCATATTGCAAGTGGCTTAGTGTGTTGCCGTCACCTGTTATGATATGTGCCATGTGATGATCTGAACTTGTTCCACCACTGTTTACTTGTGAAGTATTAATAGTATTGCTATCGCCGTTGACGGTTACGTACTGTTCAAAGTTACCACTGTCGTTGTTGTCAACTGTTCCGTCCATCTTCTTACCTTGGCGTAGGTTGCCTGTGTTGTTACTGCCAACTGTACTAGCACGTATAAAACTACTGTCGGCGCTTCCGCCTTGAAATGATGTTAAACTATTATTACTACCTGTAAGATTTCCTTCAAAAGTCATGTAGTCGCCATCTTGTGTTATTGATAGTATATTATTATCACCAGTAATCGGTGCACCGGTAATCCCTCCAACAGCATTGTTGTCTCCGTCTTGATCTACAACAAAAGTATTGTCATCACCATTTGCTTC